CATCGACTGCCTCCTCATCTTTCCGCCGCTGGATCAGCATGGCCTCGGCGCGCTGATACAATCCGAAGCCGTCAAGCTCGCCAGCGTCGATTGCCTTGCGGAATGACGGGGGCAGCATGGTCTTGACCAGCTCGCGGGCGGCGAGGGTGTCCGATAGGCTAAAGGTGTTTGGCGAAGTCATGTCGGCTCCTTTCTGCTTTGCGCGGGTTGGGCGGGACAACCGGGACACCCTAAAGGGTGTTGTCCCGTCCGTCCCAGTCCCGCAACCTTACCGTTTTTCATTGTCCCGCTTTGTCCCGGCTTGTCCCGGCGAGCGTAACGTGAGTGGTGGTCATGGCTATTTTCCCCTTATTTTCCAGCGACGTGCGCAGTCTATTGAACTGGCGTCGAGAGGTTTCGAGATTGTCCCGGCTGATTGTCCCGCTTGTCCCAAGCGCGTCTTTCCAATCGCCGGAACAAATGGCGACCGGGACAAGCGATATCTCGCCAGTTTCAGGGTCAATCGAGCGCGCTTCAGTAAGTTCGCACAGCACCTCAAGCGCCTCGCGTTCCTTGCCGGAAAGGCCTTGGAAGCGGCCCAATGCGATACCCTCGCCAGTGTCCAAGACGACGCAGGAGGTGACCGGCTTGCCTCTTTTGTTGGTGCCGAGGTTGACCGATTTAAGCGTGAAGGCGAGCGGTTCGTCAGCCTCAAGGTCGCGCTGTTTGACCACCTTTACAATCGAGCGCGTAACCTCTGGGTCGCGCTTGATTTCAATCTCGGTGTCGGTTGCGGCGCGCAGCGAAGAGTGGCCGCGTGCGCCCCTTGCTTCGTCCTTGCCGCTGTGGTGAATGATGCAAACGTGCGCGCCGGTAGCGTGTCGCACGCGGTCGCAGTTGCCGATTAAGGCAGTCATGTCCTCGGAAGAGTTTTCATTGCCCCCGGCCATCGCGCGGCTCAAAGTGTCCACGATCACCATGCGAACGGGCAGCGCGGTTTCTTGTGCGATGTATTCGACAAGCTGGATCACCGCTTCCACGTCAGCCTTGTCGTCTAGTAGGTTGACGGGCTTTGGCATGGCGACGAAAGGAAGATCGCCGCAATCATGGTGTGACCGGAAGGCGTTCATGCGGTTCTGCACGCCCTGCGCGCCTTCAAGCGACAGATAGACCACCGCGCCCCTGTCCACGATCTTCCCGCGCCATTCGCGGCCCCAGGCCACGTGTAAGGCTAAGTCTAGGACGAAGAAGGTCTTGCCGCAGTTGGACGGGCCGTAGATGACGCTCATAGAGCCGCTAGTAAGCAGCCCTTCCACGAAGTCGTTTGCTTCAAGGTTCGGGCGCGCATCGCGAAACCACACAAACGGCAAGACGGGCTTTGCGGCGCTAGAGGGCGCGCCAAGATACACGCTCGGGTCTTGCTCGTCCGCCGCGTCCCAGCCCTTCGGCGCGTCCGCAGGCGGGTCGATAAAATCCAATTCCGAAACAATGCCGCGCAGAGCGCCAGCAATGGCCGCACCGAACTTGCGCCCCGGCTCGTCATTGTCCGGCCATATCGTAACCTTCTTGCCGGTCAGCGGCGCAAAGTCGGTGCGATCCAGTGGCGAGTTGCTTCCGCCCATGACGCAGGTGGCAGCGATGCCCCGGTCTATTAACGCCTGCGCAGCCTTTTCGCCCTCGCACATGACAACGCTTTGCGCCTTCAGGATGCCGGGGATATTGTAAAGCGGCCTGATGTCAGGATTACCGTAGCGGCGCTTGATGGCGTCCCACGGCAGGAACTCTTTATGTCCCGGCTCAGGCTCGAAGCGGTAAACCGTGGCAACAATCATGCCGTCCGCGTCGGTATAGTGCCATTCGCCCTTCTGTGGGCCTAGGTCGCGCTCGACCTTCTTAAGCTTCCTGACGGCTTGCTCGCGCTGATAATTGACCTCGGGGCGCGAGCCGTGACCGACCCAATCGGCCAACTCGTTCAAGGCCTGCGCAAAGGGCAAGCCTCTTGCGGCCATGTAAAGGTCAATAAGGTTGCCGCCCTTTTGCGTCGGGTCGGCAAAGTCCGCCCACACGCCGCGCTTGGAGCCGCGCGTCTCGATCACCAGCGAAGTGCCGGGGGATCCGTGAATGTTACCAACGCGCGCGTTACGCGGGGTGACAATGGCGTTAGGGAACAGCCAAGCGACGAATTGCTCGCAGGCGTTGGTGAGGCCGCTTAAAACCTTGTCGCGGTCTGGCGCGGATGGGTTGGCAAGGAAGGCTTCAAGCTCTTTTTCGCGCAGCGCGTTGTTGAAGTCGAGTATCTGAGGCATTTCCAAAACCTTAAAAGATAGGGTTAATAACGCGTTGCAAAAAAAGGGGCGTGCTAAGTCGCCCAGCACTCACCTTGAAAGTCGCAGAACTTGCACTTGTAGAAGTCGCTGCTCGCGTAAGGGCGCGGAAGCGTCTCGCCTGCTTCGACTGCTTGCAGCACTTGAACCCCGCGATCGGTGCATTCCTGCGCTAGCTTGGGATCGAAAGGGACGCGCTCGAAGTGGATTTCGCCGCTGTCACGATTGGCGACAGAAAACAGCGCCGGATTGTCGGTAAGCTGCATATAGGCCTGATACGTGGCGATTTGGCCCGCATAGACAGGGCGTTCGGCGCGCACGCCGTTCTTGACCAGCGCGGTGAAGTATTTGCCGCCTACAGCTTTAGCTTCCCACAGGTAGGGATAGGGGCCGAGGGCTTCCGGCCCTCCGCAGATCACGCCGTCAATGTGGCCCTTGATGCGCCCCTGCGCTGTCTCGAAACCGAACTGGTGACCGTTGGCCTTTTCGGTGCGCAGGTCGAACACGCCTTTGAGTAGCTGAGCAACCGCCGCTTCGCTGGCGTGGCCGGCTGCAAAGATATTGTGCAGCTTGGCGGTCATGGTCAGGCTCCCGCCAAGATATTCGTATTGCAGCTTGCGGGCGCATTCTTCGCCCAGGCGGGAGCCGCCGAGATAGGCGCGCGGCGCGCTAGAAAGGGCGCGTGCGGCTTCGTCCAGTTGCTCAAGGCTGGGAACGTCCGTGCGCTTGGGGGTGCGGTTGAAGTCGAGCATCAGTAAGGGATGTCCGACTCTAGGTCATATATGACCGCAAGCGCCTCACGGAACCCGCGCACGGTTGCAGCGCACAGCGCCAGCACTTCGTCCTTGGTGAGATCGTTAAACGCCTTCGCGCCGATGCCCTGCGAAGCCACGGCAGCGCCTAGCTGCGGCAGCATCGCTTGAAAGGCTTTGATTTCGTCTTGGGTGTAACTCATGCCATTTTCCCACACTGAGAGGCAGGCGCGCCTACAGGGCCAAGGACAGGCCAAGCAGGCGCGCCCGGTCATTTTACGAAGCCCAAGCGGGGACGTTGGCGGCGGGGGCTGCGGGAGCGGCGTGCGCAGCGGGCGCGCTAGACGCACCAGCCTTCGCCTTGGCGTATTCAGCCGAGGTCACGGGAACCGCGTTGTCGAACACGTTCTTGTCCGAGTAGCCATCGCGGCCCGCTTCAAGGCCGATCTTGGCGACGAACTCCATGCCGCTGAAGTCACCGTAACCTTGCACGATACGCTTGGCCTTGGCGGCTTCGCTCATGTCGTTCGGGTCGATGCCCCGCGCGCTTTCAAGGATGCCGCGCAGCTTCGAGCGCGTGATGCCAAGCGTCTTGGCAACCTTTTCTTCGTTCGGGGTAGAGTGGCCCGCCATCATCAGCGTCCAGAACTTGCGGCGCGCGAACGACCCGCCCGTAATGGTGAACTCGCAGTCGAGATACTGGTAAGGCGAGTTCTTGCTCTGCGTGAGCCAACCGCCATCGCCCGTGTGACCGGGGCGGATGGTGAGGATCACGGGCGCGATAGTCCCCTTCGGGATCAGATCGCCACCGCCATTGTTGCTTTCGGCATCGTTGAAGTCATAAGCCATTTGTCAGTCCTTTTCGTTCTTTCGTGAGGGATTAGGCGGCGGTCGCTTCGGTTTGGTAAGTCAGGCGTTCCGCCGCCGATTTTGCGGGGCCGCTGATTTTGAGCATCAGCTTCCCCAAGTGCGGCTCTTCGATCAGGTCGAGCCGTCCGCTGCGATCTTTCGCGGGGAAGCCCCACTGGTTGAGCGCATTGGTTACGAACGCGCGGTAAGGCGCGCCTTCTTCGGGCGTGAATTGGGTCATCGTCAGCACCTGGTCGAGAACGCCGGGGGCTTCCAAAGCAGTCTTGCTGCCTTCGACCTGCATCACGTAGGTCAGCCGCCCGAAGTCGTCCTTGACCTCGTTAAGCAGCCCCACCAGCCACACGTTGACGCGGGGCGCGTGCTGAAACTGCTTCAGCCAGTTGACCATTTCGCGCCCGAGCAGACCGTAAGCCCCGCGCGTATCGGGCTTGCCCGTCTTTTCGCTAAAAGCCTCGGGCTGCTTCGCCGACCATCCGAAACAGATGCGCGAAACTTCGGTGATCGAGTCCACGAACACAGTTTCGTATTTCGTGAAGTCCATTTCGGCGCGGATCGCCGCTGCGTGGGCGAGGCTGTAGGGTTCGGCATCGTCAAGCGCCGGATTGCCCCCGCCGACCGCAGCCGCAAGGTTGCGAGCGTCCGGCCAAGTGCGCAGCCGGATCATATCGCCGCCCCAATCCTGCACCGACAATTCGCCCGCCTCGGCATTGACGAAAAGCGTGGTCGCAGGGTCGAGAGTGTAGAGCAGCGATGTTTTGCCGATGCCCGCCTTGCCGATGATAAGGCCCTTGATGCCTGCCTTTTGGGCAAGGCGTTCGTCGGCGGTGATGATCTGAAAGGTCATGCCGCCACCCCCGCGCTACGCGCTTCGCTCAGGGCGTAGGTCGCCTTGCCGGTTTCCACGGTGCGAGCGGGCGTCAAGAGCGCCTTGTCGCGATCCATCAAAGCCTCAAAGCGCCTTTCGTCGATCTTGAACTCGACAGTCGCAATGTGCCGCGCGGTTTCGGGATTGAGGCGATCCAGCACGGCCTTGAGGACGTTCTGCTCCCACTTGACCCGCTTAGGGCGCGTGACTGTCACGGCATAAGATCCGTCCGTCAGATGCACGGTGCCAGTGTCGCGGCCATCAGCGCGCAAAGCCTGTGAAGCCTGCGAGGCATAACGGCGCTCGAAAGCATCATGCAAAGCCTTGCGGCGACGGGCGTTGACGGTGTTCTCTTCGGCCAGAAGCCAATCAAGGTCTGCCAAAGTGCCGGGAGGCAAGGCGTCAATTTCACTGGCCGTCAGGCGATCCAGCATATCGGTTGCAATATTCATTAGGTGTCATCCTTTCGTTTGCTCTGTTCGTCGTTTTGGTAGGAAGAGGACGGCCCTAACGCGGCGAGACAAGCCGACCGGGGTATTCGGTATATTCCCCCGGAGGCCGCCCTCATGTTCATCTGACTGCGAGCATCTCCTTCGCTGCCAAAAAGACGTTTCGCGCTGGCGGGATCGGATCGTCCAAGGCTTGTCCGCCTTGCCGGCGAGCCATCCGGTTTGCCTGCGCGTCGATTATGCGAAGTGTCGCTAGGCGAATGTCGGCATCCGCAAACCGCACCCAACTATCCGCCAAGGCGCACAGCAACCGCGCGGGGTCTTGCTCGCGCCGAACCTGCTTTTTGAGGATCGCTAGGCGCGGTTCGCGTGCGTATAGCGCGGCCCACTCTTGCCGCTTGCGCGACAGATAGGCTTTGGCAAGCCGCTGCTTTTCAGCCTGCTTGTCTTGCAAAGTGGTCATGCGAACGCCTCGGGGATTTGCTGGCGCGTCCAGTCGAGCGCCGTCTCGGCGCTGCGAAAGATGCCGACAGGGAATCCCAATCGGTGCAGCCGGTTCAGCGTCTCAATCTGGTTATCGGAAGGCTGGCCCGTGCCTGACTTGAACTCCAGGCCGAGCGCGCGCCCGTCGAAGAGCGCAAGCATATCGGGGAAGCCGGGGACAAGCCCTTCCTTAGCGCGCTGCCTGCTTTCCCATGCTGACCGCTTGCCAGCGTTCGGGATGCCCGCAAGCATCACAAGGGGCGCAAGGCGCGCCATCTGCGAGCGGTAGCGCACTTGCTCGCCCAACTCGTCTTTCGGGCCTTGCGCGTTGCGCGGATCGATGTGGAACACGTAGGTCACGCGGCCACCTCCGAATAAACAGCCGCAAAAGCAGATTCGGCGATTTCGATTGAGCAACCCAGCCAGCGGACAACTTCGTCAACGCCATAACCAGCGGTCACAAGTTGCTTTGCGCGCCAGCGCATAACGTCCTCGGCGTAGGTGCCGGTTCCGGGCAGATCGTGGCGGGTGGTGTATTTCATCAGCAGTTTCACGCCGCCGCCCTCCGTCCACAGCGCCGCTCAGGCAGGCCGAGTGCACGCGCACGGGCCAGAACGGCGGCGCGTGATTTGGGGAGGCGTTCGGCAATCTCTGCGCCGGTCATGCCCTCGGCCCACAGGCGGGCAAGGGTTGCGTCATGTTCGGCAGACCAGCCGCGCACCCGTTGCGGGCCAGCCGGTTCGATCCAGTGCTGCGCAAAAACTGCCATTGCGGCCAGTTGCGAGGCTTCGGCAGTGAACCCGAGCGCCCGCGCTTCGTCGCGCATGGCCTCGATCTTAGCCCGCAGGTTTTGCACCTTGCGAGGGAAATTATAGACTTGCGCGTAAGAGCACTTAACGTCTGCCGGGGTTACCGTGCCAACGCGGGATTGCGTGAGGAATGCGGGCGCGTTCATGCGCGATCTCCCGTATAGGGCGCGTCATGGGACACGTTCTGCAAAGGGTTGGGGGAGACGCGGGGATCAAACGCCTCCCCCGCCGCACACGCTCGGGAGGGGCGAGCGGTGCGGCTGTCTTGAAGGGCAGCAAGGATTGCGCGGCCAATCAGTTCAGGGATTTGGGGGACTACGGCGTTTCCAAGGGCTTTAAGTCGGTGTGCCCGGTCGGGAACCCCATCATGTATTCCACCACCAGAACGGGCGGGTATTGCAGATTGAAGTGCCACTTGAACCAGTCGCGCAAATTGTACTTCGGCCCACGATCCGCCCGCGGCACGCCAGACCCCTTGAAATCGCAAGCCGTAGGGGTTGGTATGAGCGATGATCCAAATTCGGTCGCGTTGGTGATGTGCGCCAAGGTGGGAAGCTGGTATGCAGTGCCATTCCGCATCATACCCGAGCGAGGCCAAGTCTCCGAGAACTCGGCCAAACCATGCCCCTGGCCGCTCACTTGGGCCACTAAGCAATGCTGCAACGTTCTCCACGATGATGTAGGGGGGTCGAAGATCGCCAGCCAAGCGGACGATTTCAGACCACAGCCCGCTTCGCGTTCCGTCAGCGATGCCAGCTTGCCTACCTGCTGTGCTGATGTCTTGGCATGGGAACCCGCCCGTAATGCAATCGACGGCAATTCCATCGGCAGCAAGTCGCTCTGCGGTGAGTGTTCGGACATCGTCATAGATAGGGACTTCCGGCCAGTGTTTGCGGAGAACCTGCTTCGGAAACTTTTCAATCTCGCAGAAGGCCACGGTTTCAAAACCGCCCGTCCTCTCAAGGCCGAGCGAAAATCCGCCGATGCCAGCGAACAGGTCAAGGACGCGCAGCTTTTCCATTCACCGCCCTCCGTTATCATTGACCGCATTCACCACAGCGAACCGCAGGAAAGGGCCGTAGCAGCGGTGCAACGTGCGCAGATAGCGAGCGCGAGACATAGGCGGGTTGTCGTTCACGCCACGGCTTGCACAGCATCCGCCAGCTTGGCGAGTGTAAGGGGGCGCAGATCGGCGTTGTTTTTCCAGCGATAGAACGTCGCTGGATTAACGCCCGCCTGGCGGATAAACGCAGTCAAAGGCACGCGGGCCTTAACGGCGGCGGCTTCAACCTGTTCGGGGGTGATGGTGTTTTCCATACCCAAGGCATAAGCGCAGGGCAAAATAAGGTCAAGCGCATTTTATCGCATTTTTGTGTTGACGTTGCTTTTTGTTGCGTCTAATGATGGTGACACCAACACGGAGAAACGAAATGACCACCACCCCGCGCACCTATCGCCAGAAATGGCTTGCGACGATCACGCTTGACGTGGATTGCTTTGGCAAGTCGCTGGCAGAGCCGACCGTGTATAGCTGGGAATGCTACAGCTATGCTCTGCCCGAGGTGGCCGAGAGCCATGCGCTGCACAATGCGCGGACGCAGTGGGTACACGGTCGCAAGTGGCCTAACAAAATTACTATCGTCCCGATGTTTGACGATCCCGATGGCTGCGATTTGTTGCTTGCCCCTGTTCGCAGCACTTACGGCATGGTGGCAGCATGAGCTTCGCCCAAAACGCCCGCGTCATGGACGCCGTCCTTGCAGACCTCGCGCCGTTTAAGCCGGTGTCCGCTCCGGTTGACGTAACCAATGCCGAGGCGTTTCCGAACATCGCCGCCGCGCAAGCATCGCTTGCCGCAATGTCGCCGGAACGCCGCGCCGAGCTCGAAAGGGACTGGCTGTGAGCAATCCAGACCCACAAGTTTTGCGGCAATTGCTAGATTATGACCCTGCGACAGGTGAATTGCGGTGGAAGCCCCGCACGGCAGAAATTGCGGGCGATGGCGGAAGGGCAAAGCAATTTAATTCGGCTCTTGCGGGGAAACCCGCCATGACTGCCAATTCAAACGGTTATCGCGTCGGTGGCATTCTTGGCACCCAATACCTGGCCCATAGGGTCATATGGGCGATGCATTACGGTCGCTGGCCCGAGACCCATGTTGATCACATCAACGGGGATAGAATGGATAACCGCATTTGCAATTTGCGCGAGGCCACATTTTCCCAAAACAACATGAACCGTGGGGCGCAGATCAACAACACGTCCGGCTTCAAGGGCGTTTCTTGGCATAAGCGCGCTAATTGCTGGCGCGCCGACATCAGGAAGAACGGCAAGCAAATCCATCTCGGCAGTTTCGGAACCCGAGAAGCCGCTTACGCTGCTTACTGCCAGGCGGTTGACCTTCATCATGGTGAATTTGGGAGAGCAGCATGACCCCCCAAGAGTTTGAACACATGCTTGACCAGATGGAGCCCGAGCAGCCCGACGACTGGGCGTTCTGGCGCGGTCTGGGTGTCGGGCTTTGCATCAGCGGGTGCATCTGGATCGCTGCTTTCGGCGGCGTCTGGGCTTGGGCGAAGGAGGTGTTTTGATGACCGCAGCCTACAACCTCGCCCGCATATTCGGCGGCACCCTGCTGCTTGGTTCCGGC